ACACTCGATGTCGAGATTATCCCGATCCCGATCCTGGTCGAGTTCGACCCTCCCACAGCAGAGCTGCCCGACAACGCCCAGGCAGGCACCCCGATCGCCACGGTCGCGGTCACCATGTCGGATGGCTCGCCGTTCCAAGGGACCCTGAACGCCAGCCCGCCGAGCATGGTGCGCATGGAGGATGACGAGCTGGTCACCGCCAGGGCATTGACCCCGGCAGACGTAGGCAACCAGACCTTTACAGTTACGACCGCGCCGTAAAATGCCGATCACACCCGGCAATGCCAGCGATCTCGGCAACAACGGCTTGAATTTCGTCAGCGACGAGCCGCGCGGGCCGATCGTTGGGCCGCGGGCCGTTCTGACGGCGCCGCATACTTTGGCAGATACCAGCAATGTGTTGTTTGTCGGCATCGAGGGCGGTTTCCCGCCAGTCGATGACATTACCAATGTGCAAGTCGGTGGGGTCTCATTAACCGAATTTGCCAGATTTGTCGACATCGAGGGCCGCCGCAATAACTATGTTTATGTGCTGATCGACCCGCCGACCGGGGCTCAGAGCATAACCATTGAGTCCGCCACCGATCATTATCTGGCGGGTCTGGCGGTTGATTACGGCGGTGCTACCGTCGAGAATTTTTCACTGGCAAACAATCTATCCCCGATCATCAGCGATGAATTGACGACGACGATCGAGGTCCTCAACCCCAATAGCTGGGTATTGGTTTTTGAAGGCGGCTACACTGATAATAACGCGGGGCCGCAATCTGACGATCTGGCATTGCGAACCTACGGCCACGAGTGGGGAACGCCGGCATTTTTCGATAGTGGGGCTGCCATTCCCGCCGGCGACTTCACTTTCACCACGATCCGGCCATTAAATTTAGTGCCGAGCATTCATCTTGCCGTTGCTTTTGGGCCAGGGCCGCCGCTGCCCATGGTCAACCTCGCCCCTGCCACGCATGCCCCGGTGACCAGCTCACGCAGCCTGACAGCGCGGGTTTTCCCCATCCCGGTCGGGGTCAGCCTCGATCCCGCCACCTTCCCGCGCGTCGAGATATCGAGCCGCTGAGATGGCAAGCGGCACCATCAACGTTCGCATCTTCCCCGTCCCAGCCGCCCTGGGGCTCGCCCCAGCCGTCCATTTGCTGGAGGCATCAGGAACCATCGCCGTCAACATCGGCGCTGGGGCAGGTCCCAGCGCGGTCGTGCTCGATCCTGTCGCCCATCCCCTGCCTGCCGCCCGCGCCGACCTGGCCGCGAGGGTATTCCCTCACCCGCTCCTCGACCTCAGCCCCGCGCCGCATGCCCTGGAGACCAGCTCCAGCCTGGCCGCGAGAGTGTTCCCCAGGCCGGCTGTCGGCCTGGCTCCAGCGGTCCACCAGCTCCAGGCGTCAGCAAGTATCTCCGCTCGAGTGTTTCCCAGGCTGCTTGCTGCCGGCCTGGCCATTCGCCATCCCGCGATCCCCCAGGCGGTCGGCCACATCGGGGTCGAGGTCAGCCCTGCTGTCCGCAAGTCCTATGTGGCGGCATTGCGGCAGGATACGGTCGATCGGCTACAACATCTGACGCAATTCCGCCGTGTATTTGACAGCAGGCAGGCTCAAATCAGCCGTGCCATGCTGCCAGCACTCCGGGTCTATGCTTCCCAGACCTCTGAGGGGCGCAGCATCAATATCCCAGACTTCCTGACGACCACGAACCTGGTCGTGCAGGTCATTGCCGAGGATGTGACCGATGCAGCCTCGGCCGAGCGCGTCGACGAGCTGTGCGACGACGTAAAAGACTGGCTGCTCGGCGATCCTGAATGGCTGGCGCTATACGAGAGGATGGCAGGAATTACCACAGACATTGATCGAGACATAGAAGGCGAGAGCCGCACCACTGTTGCGACCATTACTTTCGCCATGACGATCAGCGAATGGTACGAGCCGCGCGTGCTTGACACCCTCGACCGGATAGATATGAAAATCGACGTTATTACACCAGCCGCAGACCCGAACATTCGATATCCGGGACCAGATGGGCGCATCGAGGTCCACGGTCACTTCGCGCGGCCCATTCCTGCCCCCTGGCCGCCGTTGCCACGGCGGGGGGTGCCACAGTCTGAAAAGGGGAAATGACCATGCCGGTTTCCTTCGAGCGCATCCCAGCGAATATCAGGGTGCCCCTGTTCTACGCGGAGGTTTCAAACCGCGAGGCGTCCTACCTCCAGACCCTCCAGCCGGCTCTGCTGATCGGTCCCATGCTGCCAGCAGGGGCAGCAACCCCCCTTGAGCCCGTCCTGGTGCGCGATGCTGGGGACGCCTTCGGCCTGTTTGGGGCAGGCTCGATCCTGGCTGACATGGTGGCAGCCTACCGCCGCAACGACACTTACGGCACGATCTGGGCAATCCCCCATGTCGACGCCACGGCGGCGACCGCAGCCAGGCTCGTCATGATCATTGACGGGATTGCCACAGCACCAGGGACGATTGGCGTCTATGTCGCCGGCGACCGCTACCGGGTCACCGTCGCCAATGCTGACACGGCGCTGATCGTGGCAAATAAGCTCGCGGCCGCGATTACCGCCGATCCCTTTGCCCTGGTCACTGCCGTGGCGATCCAGGACCCTGACACTCTGACCGCAGGGCGGGTTACCCTGACCAGCAAAAACAAGGGTGCTGTGACCAACGACATTAGGGTCGTGCTCAATTATCGCGGCCTGGCTGGAGGGGAGTCGACGCCAGCCGGCCTCGATATCGAGATGGGCGACTCCTCGCTCGACGCCCCCGGAGCTGGCCTGGCGGACCTGTCAGCAGCTATCGCGGCCATGGCGGATGACGAATACGATTTTATCTCGATGCCGTACACCGACAGCGCGGCACTCGATGCCCTGGCCGAGGCCCTGGACGACGTGACCGGGCGGTGGGCCTGGAACCGCCAGATTTACGGCCATGCCTTCTGTGCCCGGATGGGAACCTACTCGCAATTGCAGGCATTTGGGGTTGCCAGGAATGACCCTCACGTCTCGGTGCTGGGATTTGCTGTCAGCCCCACGGTGAGCTGGCGGCGCGCCGCCGCTCTGTGCGCCCAGGCCGCGACCTCGCTGCGCATCGACCCGGCCAGGCCGCTGCAAACCCTGCCCCTGGTGGGGGCGCTGGCACCGCGCCGGGGCGACCGCTTCGGCATGCCGCAGCGCAATACCCTGCTCTATTCGGGGATTGCCACCGAGATGGAGTCAGGGGGCGCGGTGGCGATCGAGCGTTGCGTGACAACTTACCAGCGCAACGTCTGGAACCAGCCCGACCCCAGCTATCTGGACGTGCAGACCTTGGCGACCCTGACCTATATCATTCGCTTTCTGCGGATCCGCATCCTCCAGAAATTCCCCAGGCACAAGCTGGCCAATGACGGGACCCCGTTCGGCCTCGGCCAGGCGATCGTCACCCCGCGCATCATCCGCGCCGAGCTGATCGCGGCCTATTCGGAGCTGATCGAGCAAGGCATTGCCGAGAACATGGAGGCGTTTAAACAATTCCTTGTCGTCGAGCGCGACCCCAACGACCCGAACCGGGTCAATGTCCTGCTGCCTCCAGACCTTGTGAACCAGCTCAGGATTTTCGCCATGCTCGTGGAATTTCGCCTCAGATATGCGGCCAGTGCGACCGCTGCGGCAGCCTGACAATGGACCTGCTCATAATCATCATCCTGCTGGTGCTGCTGTTTGGCGGCGGGGGTTATTACTACCGCGGCGGCTACCACCAGCAGGGCGGGCCCTACGGCATTGTCCCGATCCTCGTGGTGATCCTGATCGTAATCGTGATCCTGGGATTGCTGGGGGGGCGCTTCGGTTACTACCACGTCATTTTTTGAGGAGGTCACACCATGCCAGCACGCCGCGTTGCAGGGATCGCCTACGTCTACGTGGACGGGCAGCAATACCCTCTGAGGGGCAACCTCACAGTCTCAATCGACACCATCGAGCGCGAAGGCATTCCTGGCCAGGACGCCATTCACGGCTACATCGAGCGGCCGCGCGTGCCCTTCATCGAGGGGGATTTCTCCGACTTGAATGGGCTCTCGCTGGTGGCGCTCCAGCGCATGGACGATGTGACCGTGACGGCTGAGCTGGCCAACGGGAAACAATACATCCTGCGCAATAGCTGGACCTCGACCCCGCGCGAGTTCAACGCGGCAGACGGCCAGGCAACCGTGCGCTGGGAAGGCATGGCGGGGGAGGAGGTCCTTTAATGGCCACAACCATCGAGCTGCGAACCCCGATCCAGGCGCACGGCGAGGAACGCAGGACCATCGAGCTGCGCGACATAACCCCGGCTGACATAAACGCCTGCGGCTATCCCTTTAAAGGGGACGGCACAATCGAGGCATCAGCCATCAGCGCGCTGATTTCGCGTCTCGGCAACATCCCGCCATCCTCAGTGAACCAGCTCACAATCCGGGACTGGAATGCTTGCATGCTCAAGGTATTCAGTTTTTTCGGGGACCCGGAGGGGGAGGAGGAGGACAGCGGATCGTCGAACGCGCCTTCGACCTCGCCTTTATCTGGAAATGGCACCCTCGGACCGCACTAGACCTGACCCTCGACGAACTGGCGTTTTACGAGAACCAGACGCGCCGCATCCTGGAGGAGTTAGAGCGCAGCAGCGATGGCCGACAAGATTGACATTTCGGCGATTGCCCGCGTCATTGACCAGACCACTGGTCCGATGCGCAAGATCACCGGCAGCATCCAGACTGCCGGCAAGGCCGCGACCACAACCGGGGGCGCGTTTTTCAAGCTGAATGCCTTCAAATTCGGAGGGCTGACTGCCGGCATTCGCGGGGTCGGCCAGTCCCTCGGGGGTCTGTTCTCCCAGGTTACCAGGCTGCTCGGGCCGCTCACGGCGATGGCTGGCATCGCTGGATTTGGCGGCGCGGTCGCGGGCTTCAAATCCTACATCGAGACTGCCGACAAGCTGGGCAAGACCGCGCGCCGTTTTGGCACCACGGCAGAATACCTCCAGCAGTTCAATTTTGTCGCCGAGCGCTCTGGGCTGAGCGCCGAGACGGCCCAGGACGCGCTGGGCAAATTCATGAAAACCCTGGGGACCGCCAGCAAGGGAGGCAAGGCGGCAAAGGACCTCATCCCGCTGCTGTCGAAGATGGGCATTACGATGCAGGAAATAAAAGCCGGGGACCTGGCTTCGATCCTGCCCAAGGTCGCAGCCGGCTTCGAGAAGAACGTCAACCCGGTATTGCGCAATGACGTGGCGCTGAAATTGTTCGGCAAGTCTGGTGCCAAACTGATCGACATGTTTGCCCAGGGCAAAATCAGCATGCAAGAGCTGATGCAAGAGGCGCTGCGCCTTGGCGTGATCACCACCGAGGAAACCAAGCAGGCCGAGGCCGCTGCAGATGCCTGGCTCGATTTCACCAAATCAATCACTGGCGTCAAAAACGCGATCTATGCCGAATTTCTGCCGGCGGTTAAACCCGTTCTCGATGTGATGAAGGCATGGGTGCTCGAAAATAAGAAAGTCATCAAGGATGAGGTCACCAAATTCGTCAAACGGTTTGGCGAAATACTCAAGTCGATTAACTGGACAGCGATTTACGAGGGGATCAAGTCTTTCGTCAAGGGGATGGATTGGATCGCAGGGAAAGTCGGAGGCTGGGAAAATGTCCTGGCTGGCCTTGTCCTGTATATGAATAAGGCGCTTCTCGCGGCGATTGCTGGGGTCGTCAAGCATCTGGCAATCCTCGGCGTGGCCATGGTCGGCCAGATCGCGACGATGACGGGGCTGACTGCCGTATTCCCCGCGCTTGGCGCGGTGCTTAAGGCATTCTCTGCTGCCCTGGCAGCAACCCCGGTGGGCTGGTTTGTCGCGGCAGTCGCGGCAATCGCCATTGCGGCCTTTCTGGTCTACAAATATTGGGAACCGATCAAAAAATTCTTCGCCGAGCTGTGGAATGACCCGAAGAAAAAGTTTTTCGAGGTCCTGGACTGGCTCGGGGACTTTTTTCTGCAATTCATCCCGCAGCCGATCATTGACGCCTGGAAAGCCATCGACACTTGGGCTGATGATCTATGGGCCGATGTCGAGGCGACATTCTATGGAGTATTGGAATGGCTGTCTGACTTTGCCGCTGAATTTATTCCGCAGCCGATCAAGGATGCCTGGGGCGCAATCAGCACATGGTTTAACGAGCAGTGGCGGCAGGTCGAGGAGGCGTTTGATATCAGCTTCCTGGATGGGATTATTGCGCTATTCGTGCCGAAGGCAATTCAAGACGCCTGGAAAGCCTTGCCAGACTTTTTCGATAAGCTTTTGGATAGCATCGTAGGCGCTTTCCGTTGGGCCTGGGGCATCATCGAGCCGATCATCTCGGCAGTCGCTGCCGGGGTCGGCAAAATCACTGGTGCGATCAGCACGGTCGGCGGCCTGGCTGGCGGTGCAATCCAAGGAGTCAAAGATTTCTTCGGCGGCGGCGGTCAGGCTGCCCCTGCTGCTGCCCCTGGGGCTGTTGCTGCCCCTGCGGATGGCGGGTCCCTCCTCCAGGGAGCTAAGCGCGCCGGGGTCGCGGGAGGGGGACAGCAAACCGCCAGGGTCGAGGGTGAGGTCCAGACGAATATCAAGATCGAGACGGTCGGCGACATCAAGGCAACCGCGACCACCAGGGATCGCGGCATGGCCAGCTCGAATGTCGAGGTCGGGCGCTCGATGCCAGGGCTGGCAGCAGGATGAGCGAGCTTCGCGGCTGGCGCGCCCAGCTCAGGCCGGCATCCTTCCGGGGTGCCAGGTTCTTTGTCGACACCGAGAATTTCGAGACTGGCCGGCGCTGGGCGGACCACGAATACCCTGCCCGCAACACTCCATTCGCCGAGGATTTGGGGCGCAGTCAGAGGGTCTGGAGGTTTACCGGCTACACCATCGGCGACGACTTCCTGGCCGCGCGTGACCGCCTGATCGAGGCATGCGAGGAGGATGGGCACGGCGAGCTTGTTCACCCCACGCTCGGGACGCTGCAGGCAGCTTGCCGTGTCGTCACGGCGACAGAAGAGCGCGAGCGCGGCCGGTTCTGCTCGCTCGCCATGGAATTCGCCGAGGCGGGGTCTGTCCGCGAGCCGACCCAGGACGCCGACCCTGACCTGGCGGTGGGGGATGCAGCAGGGGGGCTGAGCAATGCCGCCATGCCCAATTTTGCCGGCCTGTTCTCTGTCGGCGGCGCGGGACCCTGGGTCGCGGATACGGCGATCGCCGACGTGCGCAACATTTCCGATGGGCTGCGCATGTTGCGCCTGCCCCCTGGGGACCTGCCACAGACCCCCCTGATAACCGCGCTGGATTATCTCAGCGTCCAGGCCCCCTCGCTTGTGGGCGATCCCAAGGCCTTGGCAGACGCACTCGATCGGACCTTTGCCGCCTTCACGGATGCAGGGGAGGCCGGCCCGGTCGTGGGTGCCATGCTGACCATGGCAACCGAGTGGCGCTCCTCTGCACCCCAGGGCTCGGG